CCCCAGCAACACCAGGGCAGCGCGGACCACTTCGTTTTGAAGAAGGCATCGCAACAGATACCGATGTTCCAAGCGAATTTTCAAAGGGCGCTATGCAGGGTTACACCCCAGCAGCAGGTCGTCCAAACCGTAACGCAAATGTTTTCGAGAAGCCAGCTGAAGAGACAATGCGCGAGCGCGCTCACGTCGGTTCAGCAGCTTGGGTAGAAGCACCAGATACTCTTACTGAGTTCTCAAACGGTGCATTTGCTGACCATGGTGATAACCGCATCGAAGAAGTTGTTCGCAACGGTTCACATCAGCAGCGTCTTAACCCATCAGTCGTCCAAGACTAATTTAACTACTCAACACCCAGCCTCTGTATAGGGGCTGGGCTTTGAGGTATCTAAGGAGTTTTCATGGCCCTCATCCGAGGTAAAGAAGTAAAGGAATCGCCAGACCAAACGCCTGCGAATCCAAAACTCTGGAACATGATTACGATGCAAGCTCGCACTAAATTCGCTAAATATCCATCCCCTGCAGCGGCCCACTGGGTCCACGCTAAGTACTCTCAAATGGGTGGACAGTTTGTAAAGAACAAGGGTCAAGTAGACCCTCGATTCCGTGATTATGTGCAAGAAGCAAAAGATAAAGAAGAAGAAGCAAGGAAGAAAAAAGTAACCAAACCAATTGGAAAAAACAATATTAATGGCGAAAGCTTTAAGCGTTTCTAGATTAATCTTTTTAACGATTTGTCGATAATTGTGCTATGGTTTACCCACTAGATTTGTCGGAGGGAATTAAGTGAGTTCGATTGACTTTTCACCCCCCTCGTATAGAGCGGCGTCAAGCGACTTAACAATATCCATCTCCCCCCTAGGCCTTGTAGAGCTAGCGGATGAAGAGTTTGAAGTTCACGGTCCTCGTCTAAACCGTTATAGCCTCAACTGGGCTATGTACTTAGGCCATCACTATTCTTATCGCCGTCAAGTAGGCGAATCTCAAATTGCCCTTAATTATTATCGCGCCTTTACTGATTTTGTTATTAACTTCACTTTCGGCAAAGGGGTCTCCTTCCGTTCCCCGAAAGAAACGGAAGCAATCGTGCCAGACCTGCTTGAGCGGGTGTGGGAAGTAGACAACAACAAAGCCACTGTTCTGTGGGAAATCGGACAGCAGGGCTCAGTATCAGGCGACTGCTTTATTAAGGTGGCGTATGAAGAAGCTTACGTGGATTCTGCTGGGCGTACTCACCCTGGACGTGTCCGTATCCTACCTCTTAACTCGTCGTTCGCTTTTCCAGAATTCCATCCTCACGACCGTGAGCGTCTTATTCGTTTTAAGCTTAAGTATCGCTTCTGGGGTACGTCGCTTGAAGGCACACGTCAGGTATTTACGTACACCGAAATCTTGACGGATGACATGATTGAGGAGTACATCAACGATGAACTTATTGACTCTCGCCCGAATCCTCTTGGTGTCATCCCTGTTGTGCATATTCCTAATGTGCGTATCTCTGGTTCACCTTGGGGTCTCTCGGACTGCAACGATATTATCAACATTAACCGAACCTATAACGAAACGGCGACGGACATTGCGGATATTGTTAATTATCACGCTGCTCCTGTCACTGTTATTATTGGCGCAAAGGCCTCTCAGTTAGAAAAGGGCGCCAACAAGGTATGGGGCGGTCTTCCTAAGGATGCTCGTGTAGAAAATCTTGAAGGTGGTTCCCAGGGTCTTAAGGGCGCTATGGAGTACCTAGCAATGCTCAAGAAGGCCATGCACGAAATGATTGGTGTCCCTGAAACAGCTTTGGGACAAGCACAGCCTATTTCAAATACTTCTGGTGTAGCACTCTCTATCCAATTCCAACCGTTGATGAATCGCTATCACCAGAAGATTATTCAGTACGCACATGGATTAGAGCGCGTTAACGAGCTCGTCCTTCTCAGCCTTGCAGTCAAAGAGCCTGAGACCTTCACCTGGGACCCAACCACTGATGTGAAGCTCAAGAAGGGTCAGCTGGACAAGCTAGACCCACAAGACCCACTTACCTACCGCTCTTATGTGCAGTTCCCACAACCACTGCCACTAGATAAATTAATCGCGCTTAACGAAATCCAGACCCTTCTTTCCCTTGGCCTGGAGTCTAAGGAAGGCGCTCTTCGTACTTTGGGCGAAGAATTTCCTGCAGAGAAGCTCAATGAGATTCGTCAAGAGTTGCTCGATGACGCCACAGCTGATGGTGCACTCAAGCTTCTTCAAACTCAAATTGAGACAGAAATTGCCGAATTGACAGGTTCTCTTGTTGGTACTGGTGGCGCCCCTATGGGTCAACCAGGAGCACCTACACCTGGTTCTAGTGCTGGAGCACAAGCTCCTATGCAGCCAGTAGCCCCTGTCATGGATGAGGCCCTTGCGGAAGCAAATATGGGCGAAGCTGACTTGCGCAACAAGTTAGTTACTGAAGCTTATGGAACGATGTTGCCTCAACGTCGTAATCCAGAAGAGTACGAAAGATAAAGGTTTAGCCTGACTTTTTCGTGCTGTTAGAGAAAAATTAAATATAGCAAGACAACCGTTTGGTCATATGAGCTCTCACTTCGGACAACGACCCCTAGAATCAAAGGATATAGCTATGAGTACTGCAGAAAACATGGCAGCTGCTTTTGAAGCAGAAGCCAGCACAGCTCCAGTAGTTAACGTGTCGGGTGTTGACGCACCTACTGTTACTGAGGAAGCACCAGCTCCTGCACAGAAGTTTTACACAGAAGAGGACCTTGCAAAGGTTCGCTCACAGGAAAAAGATAAGCTTTATCCTGTTGTAGACCAACTGAAGGCAGAAGTTGCAGCGCTAAAGAAAGAAAAAGAAGAAAAGGCCGCTCGTAAGGCTGCTGAGGAAGCTGAGAAATTGGCTAAGAAAGCAGAAAAAGAAAAAGCTAAGATTGAAGAGGACTTGGGCGCCAAGGACTTAATCAAGCTTAAAGAACAAGAGTGGGCAGAGCAGTTGGAGCGTGAGCGTCAGGAACGCGAACGTGCCTTCGCTCTTCTGGAGCGTGAAAGAACGTATGCAGACTTGCAGTCATATCGTCAGCAAGTGTTAGACCAAGAGCGCGACAATATTATCCCTGAGCTCGTAGACCTCATCGCAGGTAATACCCGCGAAGAACTTCAAGCTAGTGTGGATAATCTTAAGGAGCGTTCTGCAAGAATTCTCGAATCGGCACAAGCAGCAATGCAAAATGCCCGTAAAGAAATGCGCGGAACGAGCACAACTCTTCCCGCAGCTGGACCGCTGGAAACTAATTCGGAGAATCGTCAGTTTACGGCTGAAGATATTCAGTCAATGTCTGTCCAAGAATATGCTAAATACAGAAGTCGTCTTTTGAGCCCTGGTGCTCAGGGGAAGACAAAGGGCTTGTTCGGATAACACTAAACCCCCAATCCAATCCAATCAAGGAGTTAAAGCTAAATGGCATCAAGTATTACAGGTACAGGCAATCTTGCCGCAGCACCTACAGCATACTCAGGTACCAACACCCAGCTGACTCAAGCGATTCAGACAATCTGGTCCAAGGAAATCTTGTTCCAAGCTATGCCTATCCTTCGCTTCGAGCAGTTCGCAGTCAAGAAGACTGAACTCGGTGTTGCTCCTGGTCTTCAAATCAACTTCATGCGTTACAACAACCTCGGCTTCGCTTCACCGCTTGTCGAAGGTGTCCGCATGCAGACCAACGCGTTGACCGCACAACAGTTCTCAATCACTGTTGCTGAACACGGCTACGCACTTGCAGTGTCTGAGCTCTTGCTCAACGCATCATTCGATGATGTTATGGCATCTGCTTCACGCCTCTTGGGTCGCAACATGGCTGTCTATCTTGACCAGCTCTCACGCGATACCCTCTACGCAGCTACCTCAACCATCTACGGTGAAGACCGTTCTGGTTTGTCAGCTGTCAACAACTGGTACGCAGATGGTACCAAGGGCACCAACCGTGCTTCTATGACAGGTACCTTCAACCTCACAACCCACACCGTTAAGGATGCAGTTGAGACACTCTCAACCAAGAACATCCCTCGGTTGGGCGAGACCTACGTCGCCTTCGTTCACCCACACCAGAGCCGCAAGCTCCGTGACAATCCTGAGTTCATCGAAGTCACCAAGTACGCAGCTCCAGGTAACTTCATGCTCGGTGAAATCGGCCGCTTGTACGACACAGTATTCATTGAGACCACACAGGTTCTCAAGGTTGCTGGTGGCGCTGGCGCTAACTACACCACTGATACAGCTGTTGCTAACCCAACAGTAACTCCTGGTGGAGGCTACACCACTCCTGCTACCTACACAGGTAACGGAGCTTCAGACCGATACTCAGCTATCTTCATTGGAGATAACGCATTCGGTCACGCAATCTCACTCCCAGTCGAGCTCCGCGATGGCGGTATCTTGGACTTCGGTCGTGAGCACGCACTTGCTTGGTACTCAATCTTCGGTCTTGGTCTTATTACTGACCAGGCTGTTGTTATTGCAGAAACCAACTAAGTAAAGCTTAAAGGGGGGCGCGAAAGCGCCCCCTTATTTACCCCGAGACATTAAATTGGAGAAAAATACAATGGCAGCAAAAGCAAAGCCCTCCGACGTTACTGGCCGTGTGCGTGAAGCAATGGTCGAAGCTAACCTCGAAGAGATGCAAGGACGTGCAAGCTCTATGTCTATGGCAACAGCCGAGGCACAGATTAAGCTAGAAACAGAAGTTGTTGACGCGACTGTTCCAGACCGTCAGACAGTTATCGTAGATGAACCAACTGTATTGAGTAATGACGCAGATGTCGTTATTCGTGTAGTTGAGGATATCGAGAATATGACCCTTGGCTCGGGTAATAACTACAACTTTAAAAAGGGCCAAAAGTATAAGGTTACTAAGCACGTTGCTCAGCACCTTCAAGAAAAAGGTTACCTAGCAAACGTTATCTAAAACGTTATGCAGTTGGAGTGGGCGCCTTTCGGGGCGCCTTCTTCGTATGTAGAGATTTTTTTGAGATTTAGCGTCATCATTGGATATACCGTTGTAAGGGAGTTTCCGTGGCAAATTTGGCTGATTTGACCTCACGCGTACGGTTAGAGCTAGGCGACCAGCCACGTCAATTCACCCTTACTTTTACT